CCCAGCGCGATCTGGGCCGGAACCAACTTCCTGGCGAGGTGGAATTGCTTGATCGCGTCAAGGGATCCGATCCGGTACGTGTTCGGACCCAGCTCAAGTTCGGTCATTTGTGATCCTGTTTTAGTTTGGGTGGTTGATCAATCTCAGGCCAGCGTCATATCAATGGATATGCATCCAAATTCCCAATCGATCGTTCCGGCCTCTCTGGCGTACTGGACGCTGGGCGACTTCGAGAACGCGCATTGCCGGCAGGTAATCACGTCGCCGCGGTTCATGTCGGTAATGACGATTGTGTTTTGCCCGTGCAGACTGGCAGACGATCGCTGAAAAGCGAGGAGCGCCGACAGGGCTCCATTCGTGGGTGAGGTCTTCAGGAGCTTGACCGTGACCCGCCCGGACTTGTCGGCGTGCAAGGTATGTTGCCCTGTGCCATCGGCGCCAACCGCCATCGTGTTGACTTCGGAGGTGAAATCGACAGAAATCCCTTCTTCAGCGACACCGGCACCGGCACCCAGCGAAAACCCGCCCCCGGGACCAACAATGGTCGCGGTGACATCGAGAAAGCTGTACGTTTGTTGTGAACTCATGGCAATAGCTCCTTTTGCTCAGTGCACGTCGATCAGTTGTTGGCGATCACGGAAATGGCAATTTCATGAATCGCCCCGGCCAGCTTTGCTGCGATCTGGATAGGCACCGACTTGCGCGCCGCGCGATCTGCAGGATTCTGAGTCGACACCTTCGGCGCAAACACATAGTAGCCCTTGGGCAAGAAATCCCCCATGGCAAGCTGCCCGAAGCCGTTCGAGGTCCAGGTGCCCGGGCCAATCATTCCATTGTTGAATGCCTGACCCATTCGAGCTTCGGCCGTTGTGACCAGAATTTGCTGCCCTGCGTCAGTTTGCGGAATCTTCGTCGGCGACGTGTAGAGGACGTTGTAGAGGTCATTCTGGAGGGATACCGCGAGCCAATCCGCCGCTGCAACGACATCGATGTAGTTCCCGGAACAGCAAACTCCTTTTTGAATGATCGCAGTTCCGTTGTTGTAGGAAACGTACACATTGCATCGCTTTGCAATTGCGGAGTCCGCTTGCGGAGCGTTCAGCGTTTCGGCAACGATCCCGGGCTCCGTCTTGTACATGAGCGTGATGGTCGTGCTGTTGCCCGTGTAGTCCGTCGTCAAAATCCGGGCCATCGCACTGACCACTGCATAAGGATTCGACGACGAATACTGCACCAACGTCTTGTTGTAGTTCAAAGCCGCAAGCTGGTAAGCGATGTCCGTTGTGGTAGCTGCAACAAGTACCCCGGCCGACTGAGTCGTCACCCCGTAAAGGTGCTTGGTGTTCGTAGCTTCGATATAGGCGGCGATGGCGAGGTGGTCCGCATCCGATGCACCAATAACTTTCAGACCGTACCAAGCTTGGCCGTAGTTGACATCGAAAAGAGTAACCGCTGCCAGCGCAGTCTCAGCAGCCAGGCCGGAAGCCACGTAGGCACCGCTACTCGCTGCGGTGCCACCCAGCAATGCCGAAATATCAGTCCCCGATCCCGGAGCCGTCAGAAACGAGATACTTGATGTGGCTCCGGTCGTGGTGCTGGTGAACTCGAATCTGGAGTAAGCCGCATTCCATGACACTGTAGTGGCCACCAACGCGGCCTGAATCAACGCTGCAACGCCCGGCAGCGTAGAGGCGCCAGACAAGTTGATGGCCGTGACGTTCGTTGAAGCCCCACCGTTCTTCGTGTACGTGAATCCACCACTGGCAACAGCGGTAAAATTGGCAAGGGCTTGTTGAGCTGCCGACAAAGGGGCACAGCGCAGCACGCCGTTTGTTGCGGCTTGCGCCCACTTTCCGATCGTCAAGGTGGTGGGTTGGGGAACTTGCTGGAACCACAGATTGGCGGCCAGGTACTCAGGAGCTGAGGTGCCGAAGTCCGTCGCGATCGCTGCCAGCGTCGAATAGGTGCGGTAACGCTCCACGGAATCGATGACTGACGAACTGCCTAGCAGCAGCAGGTTGGACAAGCTCTGAGCTTGCGCGGCTATGGCCGTCAGGAAGACGCTGACAGAAATCAAACGGGAGACTGGAAGTGCTTGAGGCATGGTGATGCTCCTTTACTAAATCTTATGACACAGGGAAGAATGGAGGGGGAGTGAAATTTTGACCCCCGTAGCGACTGACGCCGATTGTAAGTCGAAGAGGAGTGGCGTAGGCATTTCCGAATTGAGTAGAAACTGACGGATCCTCGCCAACCCTAGGGTTTATGGCTGCGTTGTTGAAGGAAAAAGAAGTAGAACCTAAGTCTACGATTGAATTCACGACACCATCTTTTGAAAGGTACAAGAATCTTCCTATCCGTTCTGCGCAAAAGTAAGCTAACGACCAAGGATATGTGACGACAGTTCCCCCAAAACCCTGCCCAACTCGGTTTAAGGACCCTAGCCACCCTATGTGGGTGCCGCTGAATCCTCTTGTGCCCATCATTAACCCGGCGCCGTTGTTTCCGGTGTCGTCGACATATAGATAGCCACCTCCATCAGACGAAAAGAAGAGTTCATAACACCAGTCCTTTCCGTCAAGCTGGGCGCCGGATGGGTCCCAATTGATACAGGTATTGCCGTTGTTGCCAACGAGCTTTATCGTTTTCTGCCCGTTATAAAGGACATCAGTGCTGTTCTGCGTAGCGCCGCTTGTAGTGACGGTCCTAGCACTAGGTGATTTGTCGACTGCGGACCCACCTTGGAGAATCAAAACAGTGTACTGAAGAAAAGGATCCGCCCCCTGCCACCCGTCGAAATGAGTAGGAGGCAGGGTAATCGCTGTTTGGATTACCCTGGAAGCAGGGAGCTGTGGGGGGATGATCATGTAAACCTCTTAGGGTGTTGTGACTATGATCACATCCACCTGCCCGTGGTCTGTGACGAGCTGCCCCTGTGCCGAGGTGGTCGTAAGAATTGGGTAGGAGCGGGAAGTCCTTCTCCGGTACGTTACGACTACATCGACCTTTGTTACCCATTTGCTTTTCAGCAAAGCTGGTACTTTCTGGGCTTTCTGAACCTCTACCAGACCGATGTTGTTAGCAGCGAGCGTGTCACGGTTCTGTGCGACCTCAAAGCCATCCCTGAACCTTTCTGCAACTCCACTTGCCCCAGGCCCGTAAAAGGAGTGCAGGTAGTCGATAAGTTCGTCCCGCTCGATCGCAGCTTCATTCGTACCTTGCCTTTCGAAGGCAAAGGTGTCGACGTCCATATTCTGGTAACCGAATGCGATCCAGTTTGTTTGGAAATCCGGCTCATTCGGTGGCTCGGGTTGCCAACGTGGGCGAACTAGGTCCCCTGAAATACCAGTCATTCCAACTATCACCGCGTGCAGAATGTCGTCCAGATCGTCGTCATAAGGGCTGGACGAGGTAGGGGCTAGAAATCCGGTGGCAGTTGAATCAGTGGCCATGGCTGTTTTTACCTACATTAGGCGAAAGGCGGGTCTGAAGCATTCATGGATTCCGCAGTAGCTGACACAAACCCATCACCGAACTTATGCCAACCCTCCACGCTTTTGACTGTGAATTGCACCCCGTCATAAATGACAATATCGGGCTGGTTGGCAGTATTGGACCCTCTAAGTCTGAATGTGGTAATAATGTTAAGTAGCCTCGTCGTCATCTGCGCCGTATCCTGCCGATCCAGGTCTCCTCCTTCGAAAGTCAAAACTCCTACCAAATTGTCAGTTTGAACAGTCGTCACCGCAGACCGGCCCGTGCTAGAGTTAACTGACTCCGTGCGACGAATGACGGAGAACGTGTCACTAAAGTCGTCATCATCGAGGATTTCGGTAACGTCTAGGAGCGGCATTTACTTCTTCCTTGCTTTGCGGGGGCGGATCACGTAATTGACAGCATTCCGCATCTGGGCGGTATCGATCAAGGGCTTGGCAAATTGAGTCGAGGGGGTTTCCCCGGCCGCCCGGCGTGCAAGCTCTTTCTTGGCCCCTTTCCTCTTTCTCCTTGCCCGCTCCTGAAGTGTAGACTTCGCAAGTGGTGGTGGGATTCCTTCGTTGATCTTGCGCCGAATCGCAAACTGAGCAGCGAGTCCTGCCCGCTCGAACCCTTGTTCCACCAGCGCCGGGCTCCGTTTCAGGAGTACATTCCTGGCTGCGGTCGTCAAGTGCTTAATGATCAAGGGTTGTGCTTCGCGGATCCCCGGAAGCATAAAGGGCCGGGCGGGGACGTTCTTTTCCGGCATCCCGTTGTCGTGCACGTACGCAAGCTCTGCATTTGTGACGTCAGGGGGAGGCTCGCCCGGCTCGGGCTTCCGATCCTTCGTATCTTCTGGAAATCCTACAAGCACCTCACGCTGCGTTAGCAGCAGCATGGAGGCCATCAAGTCAGCCACCCCGTCTTTGGGTATCTTCAAATTCGACGGCAGCTTAGCCACGATGCAGGTTCAATTAAGAGCCGAAAGGGCCCGACCAGATCATTGCGGTGTTGTCTGAGATGGACGGAGCCCCAACGTACATAGGCCCAGCTCCCATCAATTTCGAAAGCCGGTAAAACCGAGTGCCATAAGTCGTCAGGTTCCAGTGCCCAGCTTTATCCTCAGTCACGGACGAAACGTCATAACCGGCACTGACCCCACCAACACCTTTGGAAGTCAGAATCCCGGCTTGTAAGCCCGGCACCCGGCCTTTGGAGGCGGCTCTGTCGGCCTGGGACTCAAGAACTATGTTGTGAGCAGCATAGAGCTGAACACCTAGGTCCGTCAGCGTGGCCCAGCGTGATGCGTTGACCATCAGCACAGCGGCATCCAGCCACATTTGAATGGCCGGATCCGGGAACTTGGTTGCATCCGAAAACGCGATGAACGCGGCCCGGAACGAAGCCACTGTGACTGACATCACGCACCACTGGATTTTGGAACGTAGACCTTCACCCCTTGCGCCTTGCTGAACCAGTGCGCGGCGTGGCTTTTGGGCATTTCACCAATTCCTTCGTCGTAGTGCACGACGGCGCCGTCGTCAAGAGTGAGCTTGAACGACTTCGGGACAATGACAGTGTCCTTTTCTTCGTCAATCGACCCGTGCAGGGTGACATTGGGAGACACCGCCATGCCCGAGGACAACCGGCCCAGCTCGATGTGCTCGCCGGAAGTTTGTTGCGCGACTTCAGCAGGATCCGTCAAGTCGGTGGTGGCTGCCTTCGAAGTCACGGCAAGCCTACGGCGGGAGCTGCGATCTTGTTTGTCCATTTTGGATCTCCGTGTGTTGATGGGTGTTGGAAAAGAATAAGCCAGTAGCTTTGTTAGGGCTACTGGCCTGGGCAGCAAAGGACCCGGCCGATCAGAGGCCGTCGCGATAGCCGAACGTTTCCGGATATACGTTCTCGACCACGCCGAGGCGGCAGTAGTAGGTCACCTTGTGCCAGATCGAATCGAACTGGGTCGGCGTGCGCTGCAAGGGAGTCATCGGGTAGCGGACGTAGTCCTTGTCCTGCGAATAGATCACCATGCGATCGACAGTGCCCGTCGTGCCCAGCGTGCCGCCGGCACCGGCACCAATGCACCATTTCGCCGGCTGGATTTCCAGCTCACCGTTGCCTGACGACTTGAGGACGTTGTTCTCAAGCAGGTATTTGAGGATGGAAACAGTGCCTGCCGTGCTGATGGTCTGCGTGCTGATGTAGCCGAACTGCGACGGGGGAATGAGGATCTTGCCAGGCATGACCTTCCAGCCCGACGCGGCCCAGGTCGACGTGATGCCTGCGTTGACATCGGCCAGAATTTCGGCCGGAGTCTTCGCCGACCACAGCGGACTGGCGGCGGCGCCGTTCGGGACGTTGGAAACGTTCGTGACCAGGGAGTGGTTCAGCAGGCCGCCGACGTTGATTTGGGCATCGCCGACGTAGACCATTTCATCGATGTCCATTTGATGCTTGAGCTTGAGCCCTTGCAGCTTCTGGTCATCGATCGGCCGGCCAGCGCGGGCGGCAGATTCCAGCTCGAGGATCGTCCACTTCAGTTCATTGCCCCAGGGCGTCAGGGGATTCGGGATCTTGCCGATGTCGACAGACACGCCGCCGACCTGGTCACTGTTCTTGCCGATCCACGACTTTCCATTGCGGATGCCGTTGCCGGCGCCGAGGTTGCCCGCGCTGGCGAACGTCGACAGAGTGAAAGAGCTGATTTCGTCGCCCAGGCTCACGTCACTGCGAAGATCGATGTCCCGCGACCACGTGACCGCGACAAGGGGCATGTGCAGCGTCGGGTCCAACCGTTCCAGCTCGCCGATCAGGAAGGCGCCGGTTGAGTCGACTGTCCGGCCGTCGTGGGTGCGGAATGCGTGATCAAGCGTCTTCCCGCGCTGGTTGCCGAACACGTCGAGGGCCATGGTGGGCGCCCGGTCGAAAGTCATGTGATCCAGCGTCCTGGCGCGGATGATGGTCCGCTTCGGAACGAAGATTTTGGAAGCATTCATGATGTCAAGTCCTCAGGAGTTTGAAAGTTTGGAAAGGTCGTCAGGCCACTCAGGCCGCCCAGACTTCCACCTCCACGTTGCCACTCGCGTCAGCCGGGCCGATGAAGCGGGCGTTGGTCAGCGGGATGGTATTGCCCGCGCTGGCAGCGCCGACGAGCTGCCCTTGGATATTGTTTCCGGCAGTCGCAGTACACCAGACGAAGACGGTACCGCCCTTGGTGACTGCAACACCAGCCGGCAGCTTGGCCATGATGCAACCGAGGCGCAGAAAGTCGGCAACACCGGACGCGGGGGGCGACGCGGCGCCGATCGATGCAGACATGCCGCCCGAAGCTTGCTGCATTGGGGTAGGCCGAACAATGAAGCCGTAAGTGGCTGCTGCCGTCGCGTTCTGATCCGCTGCCACATACCCGCGTAGCGAATTGGTGGCGGTGTCGACAAGTACGGGATCCCCATAAGCTCGCGGCACTTGGACGGAGGTGTTGATCAACCCCGGGTACGCCGAAAAGGGTTGGGTTCGGTTGATGTCACCGGGGAATCCGGCGCCCATGCGATAGGCGAAGGCAATGTCGCGGGTTTTGGCTCGCACGATGGCTCCGTGCTTGATCTGGACCCCGGGTCCAAAAATGACGCTGGCAACCAGCTGAAAAAGCCACGCAAAGGCGTAGAGAATGAAAGAGCGCATGATGTAGGTTCCTTTGTGCTTTGAAAGTGGAAATTGACGATCAGTTGAGGCGGGTACTTGCTTTGGCCGCCTCCTTGGCTTTCCAGAATGCCTTGTTCTGGGCATTGATGTCCGCAATGCTGACGGGCCCGGTCGACTGACTGCCTTTGCCAGCAGCAGCGGGGATGTGACTCGCGTCAGCAGTCGCGGAGCGGTTGTTCGCCGATCGCTTGGCAAAGGCGGCGACCTTGAACAGCGAAGCCGCAGCATCACACGTGAGCTTCGACACATTGCCCAGTTCACCGCCGTTGGAGAAGTCGAGGAGCTCCTTCCCGGCGCCGGTCATGTAGACGGAGTTCAGCACACCTTTGCGAACGTTGCACATCGTGTCCACGGTGATCTTTCGGGCGCGCGAGGAGTCGAACGTCGGCACCCGGTAGCCGGGGAGCAGGACTTCAGCGTCGGAAATCAGATCCTGGAAAGACCGGGCCAGCGCCGCCGAATCGCCGACTTGGGCGCGACGATCACGGGTATTCTTTTCGACGCCGCCCGCAGCGGAATTCCCGTCAGCGTCGGCCCCGTCGTCGTACCCACCTGTCCCGTCAGGGACAGCATCGGCGGGAGGAGCACCATCATCGGTTTCAGCGCCTGGGCCGGGTGCGCCTTCTTCATCATCGCCACCGCCCTGCAAAAGTTGCAGAATTTTGGCCACGCTGGCTTCGAGCGCTGCCAAGCGCTGTTCGGTCGGGTCGTCTTGTGTCATCGTTCCATCAGCGGCAGGGTACGCACCATCGTCAGGGGGAGGAGAACCCCCGCCGCTGTGGATGTGGATGTGTGTGTGGTTGTCATCTTCATCACCGTCACCACCATCCCCGGCACCTATGTCCCCGACTTCGTCGTCGGGCAGGCCGCTGTTCCCAATCTGGTCAAGGGCATCGTCCATCGCGTCCCTGGCCGCCCTTCTGAAGGCCGTGGCAGTGGCGGAAGGAAGTTGGGAAATGCGGCGACGTGCTGAACTCATGGGCATGGGATTCTCCTTTGGTGGCGACGCCATAAGACTATCGCCGATTGAACACCGAGGGCCACAGCGGCCTTTCAAAACTACTGCAACGTGATTTCCAATTATATTTGTCTGCGCTCCCTCCCCTTCTCCAGTCTGTTCATAGTCGGCCTCGTAGCCGGCGCTGACCTCACGCTTGTCCAAGTCTTTCACATCTGCAATGAGGGTAGCGTCAGTGATAAGGAAGTCGGCAACAAGGCAGTCCGAGTACTCACCACTCCCGCGGTGAGTGTTCATAACCACGCCTTTTGCCAAGTCCTTCCAGTTCGCCGGTGTCACGTCAAGGTCGGGGTGGTCGTCAACAATTGGTTTTCCATTGAAGCTCGAAACACAGGATTCCGAAAACAAGTCCCGTGCGCTCCGAGTAACCCGCGCCACCCCATCTGACCCCACTTTGATGGGGGTTTCGCCGGGACCGTAAACCATCAACCCAACACGAGCAATAGGCACCCCTTTGCACAAAAGGAAG